CACCCAGGGCGCGAAACACGCCGCCAAGCCCCCCAGCGGCACCCCTCAAAGCACCAAACGACGGCAACAGATTCTTCAACGACACAGCCAACGGGGCAAACCCCGCAACAAGCTTCCCAACACCCGCAGCAACAATACCGAACACTGCGGTGCCGCCAGCAAACATGGCAGCCAAATTCACCTTAGGAACAGGCAAATGCAGCCTCGCAAAAATGCCCTTCAACTGCTCCGCCTTGGCGCGCATCTGTGCATTCATTCTCGTAATCATAGCCGGCATACGATTAATCCACGCCAAAATAGACGGCATCATCCGCTGAATACCCTGATCCACCGACGCAAACATCGGCTTCACAGAATCCGTCACCGACTTGATAACCGGATTCAACGCAACAAAAATCTGCCTCAGGCCGTTAAGAAACGGCGCCATAGCCGTAGCACCCAAATAACCCAGGGCACCCTTAACATTCTTCATAGCGCCCTCAAACGTCTTACCAGACGCCTGCGCAGCACCACCCATGCCAAGCTTCATCGCAGCCGCAAACGTGTTAAAATCAATCTGCCCCTTCGACACCATCTGCGACACCTCAGCAGACGTTTTACCAGTCTGCCTAGCCAACAGAGACAGTACAGGAACACCAGCCATAGTAAGCTGCAACATGTCATCACCCTGCAACTTACCGCGGGCCATAACAGACGTAAAAATAGCGCCCGTATCCTGAAACGACTTACCCGAAATATAAGACACATCGGCGACAGTCTTCAACACATCCGTCATCTGCCCGCCAGACTTCACACCCGAAGCAGACAACGCCGCCGCAGTAGAAGCCGCATCACCCAACGCATACGACGTACCAGTCACAGCCTCAATAGCCGAATTCATAATCGAAGACGTGTCAGAAGACGTATGACCCAAACCAGTCAACTTAGCCTGAGCCTCATCAATAGCCATCGCCCTAGCTATACCGCCACCAATAGTCACATCATAAATCGACTTGAGGCCCTTCTTAGCAACATTGATGGCACCCATCATCGCCGCACCACCAAGAGCCAACTTCATGCCCTTAGCAAAAAGACTACCCGAACGCTGACCCTCAGCAGGCATAACCCCAGAAAGCTGTTTACCAACATCAGACTTCAAACCAGGCATCTTCGTATACAACGACACATATGCGGAAGCAATCTCACCAGACATACACTATTCACCCCATAATATTAATCTCGCGAGACACCCCGCCACCGGCACGAACACGCGCCAAAATATCGTCCACCTGCCCAGACGTAAACCGGGCCCTACGCTCATCCGTAGGCCTCGCCACAGGCTCCGGCTGCCCCTCACTATTAGCAGACCTGTAATGATCCAGCATGTCCAGTACAGCCCACTCGCACCACTCAAACGGGCGCTGCCAACCATTCAGGTGGGCCGCCAACTGGCTAGACGTATCACCACACAACACGCCAGCCAGTCGGACAGCCTCACCCCAACACATCTGCGGGCCACCAACACTATAAACAGAAACACCAAATTTAGTGCGGAAATCGTATTCGATGGCCCCACGATAATCATCAATCAGGCCGTGGAGCCAAACTATTCCCCCAAAGAGGCACCCTTACCGTCAGGCTTGTATTCCATCCACTCACGGAAAACCTCCGCCACACGAACCATAGGAAGCCCCTCCAGGGCCTCCACCGCGTCAGCCGGGGCGGCAGCCTCCAACATAGAAAACATCACCTCAACCTGGGCGAAATCCGCAGACTCCCCCGACTGGGCAATCTTAGCTGCACGACGGAAAACGCGGGCAGGAACAGCCTGCGCCGTCTCCTCCGCATCCGCCAACACCCAGCTACGGTCACCAATCTTCAACGTGTAACCAGTGTCACTCATCTATCAACAATCCCCTAAAATCGTGTATCAGTTATCGGACGGCGGATTCGGAGGAACTGGGGCCGGAGGAGGAGTCGGAGGAGTATCAGCTTTTAAAGCCGTCATCCACCCCCGACCAGACACAGCATTACCAGTCTTATTAATCTGGGCAGGATACGCCTTCAACGTCACACCATACCCGTACACCTCGCCATTCTTACCCTTGATCTCGTCACGATCGATCAACTCAACCTCAGGGAAATAGTAGCGAATAACCTGATCGCCATCAACAATATCCATCAGTAAAGCGTGCACGCCAGTGGTGGCACCAGGTGAAATATCGAACGAACCCGAATCGGCTCCGGCAGTAACCTTCGACTGCCAAAACAGTTCGATAACCTCCTTCTTAGACTCAATCAGCTGGAAAGAAATCTCGATAGACGACTCCGTAGCCACAGTGCGAACAACATCCGCATTCTGCCAAGCCTTCAAATCATCCGTTTTACGCTCAGGCTTAATCTTAAACCCGTCATCCGACAGATACCCTAAAGCTGTAAGCCCGGAAGGAACCGGCTCCACACCCTTAATAGTATCACCGGCATGAGCTTTACCAATATAAACGTCGCCAGTAACCGCGGAACGAACATTAGACGCTTTACGTGTTTCAGCCATCACAACCCCCAAAAAACAATCAAACTACAAAACAATCAAACTAAAAAACAACGATACGCTTACTCGGATTCGACAGGCCTGCATATCAGCTCAAAAAGCGAATACACATCAAAACGTGCACCATCAACCAGCAAATCAGGGCCAGTAGAACGCCGACAAAACACCACCGGGTCACCGTCCACACCATCAGCCAGCACAGCCTCAACCCGCCTGGCTAGCGACATAGCACGATCCGGCATATCAGAAAACACATTCACACGCAAAAACACACGCTCACGCACATGCAACTGCGGGCCACCATCCAACGCCAACCAAATCAAGTCACCGCTAAAATCCTCAGGCACCGTCCCAGTACAAGGTATATCGGACAGCCAGCCATCATCCTTGAGCACACGTTTAGCCCACTTCCTGGGATCATCGTAGACGATCACGACGCAGCCCCAATCGACCTCGCCAACGTGCCATGCTTCGCCTCAATCCTTTTACCACCCTTATAGGTGGTGCCGATACGGGCCACAGCCTCAACACGGTGAACCTGCACCTCCGACGACAAACCATTACGGTATTGGGCCCTATCAAAAGCATTACCGCCCACATTCGCCGAAGCCGCACGCCTCACCCTCTCGCCACGCTCAGCCAACATCGACTGCACCCCAGAAGACTTCAACACCTCACGAATACCCGGCAAGTTCAGCTTCACATTCACATCCTGAGCCACAACCCATCAGCCCTTCTTACGCTTCACATTAACCTGCGTACCAGCATCCCAACCGGACATGGGGTGATGCCACACGATAGGAGACCCGTCAGCCTCCCACACAACACCCCGAATACGCCACCGGCAACGATAACCGGCACCCTTGACAGGCTGCTTGAAAAGCATCGACCAATGCTCATAATCAGAGTCACGCCCCGCGGCCTCATCCTCCTGCGAAACGGAAGCATAGATGGCCACGTTATGGAACACAGTCTCGACAGGCTTAGACCAATCCTCCACCTTGTCGCCAAGATCATCGACACGAACAGTCGGCTGAAGCATCACAACCGTTTCACCGTAAGGAAAACTGGTCATATCATATCTCCCACAAAGGGCCAGCGTAGCCGTTAATATTCGACCCGCACGAACAGCCGCCACCCCACACCGTGGAACACACCTCAGAATGATTCACGCTACTCCTCATGGTCGGTGTGATAGTGAACGCTTTACCAGCCCCACCATCACCCTCACACAACTTCTTCAACGCAGCAATCTCAGAAGGCCACAACAAATTCGTGGGAGTATTCGACCGTGTAGTCTGAGCAAACGGGCCCGCAGACTCGTACTGCACCTGACCCGAAACCCCGGTATCATTCCAGCGCAACAGGGCCCTGCGCAGAATAGCCTTAGCGGCATCCTTATATTTGAAATCCGGTTTAGCGATACAGGGGGCGACACTGACAGCTACAGCCTCCACATCAGCGATCATCGCCTCAAGCTTCTCTCTAGGAATATCGGCGAAAGGCTCAATATCCTCAGGCTTCAAAATGATACCCATCAACACCACCCCCTGCACACAGTACACATTCGCTTATCTTGTATCAGTTACCAGCCGGAGGAGGAGTCGGTGCAGCCTTCTCCTTCACCACAGCAAACGAATCAAGCGACTCAATCGCAACATACAGCACAGCCTCGGCACGAACCATAACCTCATTATGGCCCTTCAAGTCACGGCCAGTCTGATCCGGGTCACCATACTCGATCAGCTCGATCGGGAAGTTACGCTGGAACCCCCAATGAACACGAGAGAAATCACCAACAATAGCCTTAACACCAGAGGCAGGCGACATCTCCGGGGCACCCGAAACAGTCGAAGAAGCACCAACATTCAGCCCACGCCAATTATCCAAACCAGCAAACCCGGCGGCAGGATACATCGGCTGACCGGCAAGCGGAGACCCCTTCGGATACACCTCAGTAGACAGAGCAAACGAGAACGCCGGATCCAAAGCAACACCGTTAGGAACCTGCAAACCAGCCCCAGCGATAAGGCCGACAGCCTTGACCAGATCAGCCGTAGCGGAATCGGTGGCATCAACCGTCTTCTTCGTCTTATCCAGCGACACCTTGACAGCCGCGGCAGGCTTCCCAGTGGCAGGATCAATACCGTGGAAAGCAATCAGATCCACGGCGCGACCAATCGAAGCACCCAAAGCGGGCGAAATCAGATCCTGCAAAACACCCAGACGGTAATCGGCGTCAGCCCACATAAACTCGTCGCTTACGCGCTGCTGAGTCACAACCTTGATAGGCTGCGCAGTAAACGCCGAAACATCAACCGAAGCGGAAGGCTTAACCTCACCCTCGCCAACAATCTTGGCGCGAGGAACACCAGAAAAAACGGCACCCTTAACAGGGCCGAAAATAGTCGGCTGCTCCGGCGAAAGCTTCGCCAAAACACCAGAATCGATAGCACGGTCACGAACCGCACCAATCATAGAACCAGGAAGCTCAAGCTTACCTGCAGAAAGAAAATCGTCAGCCATCAGAAATCATCTCCTAGAATTATTGACAAGAGCATCCACAAACGCGACACCCTCACGTCGTTTAACATCATCAACGGGGGCACTCCCCGCAAGACGGCGCACACCCGCGCCACCACCACTATGGTCGATCAAACCCTTCAAAGCCTTAGCAGACTCCACCAATGCTTCACGATCGCCACCGTGCAAGAAAGCGACCGCATCACCCGACAGGCCACACTCGGCAGCCACCTCACGCTTCACACCCTCAAGAACAAACCCATTAATCCGGTCTTCGAGTTCCTCATTCTTGCGGCGAAGATCATCAATCACAGACCCCGCATCACCATCCGAGGCGCGAAGCTTCTCCAACTCGGCGAAATTACTTTTAGCACGAGACTCCCACTTACGGGCCTCAGCCTTCCAATCCGTGCCAGAAGAAGACTCCTCCTTCACGGAAACATCACCGGCATGATCATCGCCGGCAGCCTGCCCATCCTTCACAACATCAACAACGTCTCCACCCTTTCCGGGCTCAACAGCATCATTGTCAACATTCTGTTCTTCAACTTTTTGATCGGCCATAGCCTAACCCTATACTCCTTGCGGAAAACAACACAACATTGTTGACCCCCGTGCGGGAGACAACCCTGTGCACCGATAACCGGCGGCACACAACCGGAAACCATCATCTCATGTCGCCAACAGTACGCATAGCCTTCAAAATATTGCCAGGCGACTGCTGCAACCCGTGATCATCAACCCATTCACGAGCCTTCTCATACGTCCTCTGATACTCGGCATCAGCCCTATTTGGTTCCCAAGGGCCAACAACCTCAACCACCGTACACCCGCAATGATCATGATACTTCGAACCAAACGGACGCCTACCGGCACGCTTATGACGCCGCGTATGACCAGTAGTAAGCGCCCGCTCTTTGGTCGTATAATCCGACCTCGTAGCCAACATGGCACAAAACGCGCACGGATCACCATCAGTCACCCTGCGCCACGACCTACCCTGCGCACCCGCAGACCACTCAACCGTGTCACGGCCAGCATTCATGACAGCCCGATTAACACCCGCAGCCATCGAACCAATCGTGTCATTCGCCCTATCCGGGTCACTCTTAAGAATCTTCATAGTCGAAAACGACCTAGCCAACGCGGCGGCAGCATCAAACTCGTCATACACGATCAAACCCGGATCCACACCATTCAACCGGCGAAAATCCGACACAAACCTGGCAGCCAACGACGCCGAACCATCATGGCCGGCACGCTCCAACTCCACACACAAACGCACATACTGCGCATCTGTCATCTTCCCGGAATGCCACAAACGACCAAGCTCAGCATAATAGCCCGCATACTTCCCGGCAAACCTGACCGCCTCACGCTGATACTCAGTCGCAGCAAGCCTCGACATAGCACCCGAAGCCATCACCTATCAAACCTCGTTAGTCTGACGAGAAATAGCCCCAGCCAGCGCCGCCAACGGATCCGAAGACTCGGCACGATGCCGCATCACAGCCTCAACCTGCACATCATCCAAACCCAACATCTCCAACACCGTACGAGAATCAGCAGGCAAAATACCGGCACCCACAAGCTTCGTCACAGCATCAGCCGTAGCCGCCCGAGTCGGCGTCGAAGCATCACGCCAACGCAAACCAACATCACCAAAAAACGCGGCCTCATCAACACTCGAATCCAACGCCCGGGCAGCCAGGAAACCAACCGACAACCAACCCTGACCAAACGACGTCTGCCTGCGTTCAGCACGCTTCACAAGCCGAGACTCCTCCGCAGCCAAAGCCTCCCCAGAAGGCGGGTTAGACGTGATAAACCCGAAATAGCGTTCCGGAACAGCCGCCTCACCCGCAGTCAACTGCGCCAACAGCCGCATCTGATCCGAATACGGTGTAGGACTATTGACAGGAAATGACCCCACATTCGGAGTGTCACCGTCATCATCCTTATCCACAGCCCACACAGAAGCCATCGACAACACCCAGCCAGGCTGCGAAAACTCATCCGCGCTCACGCCAGTCACCCAACGCTGAGGATACGCATAAAAATCACGATTCACAGACTGCCCCAACAGTGTGCGCACAGCCTCATCCGTGTAAGCCCTAATAGACCTCGTAATCTCCGAACGGCCATCAATCCGAGAAGTACGGCGACGATTCACGATAGGCACAAGCGGAACAGCACCCAACACATTCGGTATACGGCCCGTCTCAACCCACTCACGCGAACCCCGCCGCTCAACCTGAACAATCACATCAGGAAGCAAAAGCTCAGCCTCAACCACCTCAGGATCACA